TTCTAAGATAGTTAAGCCTACAGGTGGTGAGATTTGCGCTATTGAATCTCGCTGCTTAAAGCTTCCTGTTGTAAAGAAGTTTAATGTCAGAGTAGTGAGAGATGATCAAGGTAATGACATCAAGCATTACTATCCTTACTACAATGGTGAAGAAGAAGTTATAAAGATAAGGGATGTTATAAAGAAAAGGAATAACCAACCCTTTCAGTTTGTATGGACTGATGGTTCTTCTAAAGTAGATCTCTTTGGTAAGCAGCTCTTTGAAGAAGGACAGAGATACATCACCATCTTTGAAGGTGAGATAGATGCTATGTCTGGTTATCAAATGTTGAATGCTGCTAAAGGTACTAACTTTCCTGCAATAGGAGTGAAGTCTTCTTCAGATGCAGAGAGAGCTGTTAGAAGAAACCTAGAGTATCTTTATAGCTTTGAGAATGTAGTGCTTTGCTTTGACATGGATGAGCCAGGAAGAAAAGCTACAGAGAAAGTAGCCAGACTTCTTCAGACAGGTAAGACAAAGATAGTAAGTCTTCCTTCTAGATACAATGATGCTAATGAAATGTTGATGGCTGGAGAACAACAGGCATTTATAGATGCTTGGTGGGCAGCTAAAACATACACACCTAGTGGACTTGTGTCAGTCAGTGATCACAAAGAAAGATATCTTAAAAGACCTACTAAACTATCTGTACCTTTCCCTTGGAATGGCCTCAATGAAAAGCTTGAGGGACTACGCCAAGGTGAGGTGACAGTGCTTACTGCTGGTACAGGGTTAGGTAAGAGCGCAGTCTGTCGTGAACTACAACACTGGCTACTACAGAATACTCAAGACAACATTGGTATCGTCATGCTTGAAGAAAGCTATGAACGCACCATTGATGGCTTGATGTCTATTGAAGCTAATGAGCGTTTATCCAAGGATAGCATTAGAGAAACCTATGATATGGCTAGACTTGGTGAGTGGCATGATGCTTTGTTTGAAGGTGACAACAAGAACAGAGTGTGGGTGTATGAACACGTTGGTGAGAACAACCTTACCTCTATTGCAGAGAGAGTGAAGTTCATGGCTGCAGGTTCAGAATGTAAGTGGATCTTCATAGATCACATTCACATGATCAGTGCTGCAGGAGGTGAGAATGAAACTTCAGAGATCAACAAGATCATGCACAAGTTCAGAGAACTATGTGAAGAACTGAATATCTCTATCATTACTGTATCTCATCTAAGAAGACTTGATGGTAACAAGGGCCATGAGAATGGAGCTGAGATAAACCTTAGTCACCTTAGAGGCTCTCATGTAATAGCTCAGATAGCTGATTCTGTTATTGGTCTTGAAAGAAACCAACAAGCAGAAGATGAAAGTGAAGCTAGAACAACTAAGCTAAGAGTCCTCAAGAACAGATACTCTGGTGAGGTAGGAGATGCAGGTTCTATTATCTACGACACAGTAACAGGTAGATTGACTGAGTTAGATATGAGTGACATGGAAATTACTGAGGAGACTATCTTATGAGTGACGATAAATTAAGAATGGTATTCGATGTAGAAACTGATGGAGTTAAGTATACAAAGATATGGTGCATTGTAGTTCAGAATGCAGACACTGAGGAGATACATTCCTTTGGCCCTAATGAACTGCATGAAGCTGTATCTTTGCTTAATACTGCAGATACTCTAATAGGACATAACATCCTGACATTCGACATACCTTGTGTCAGAAAGATACTGGACTATCCTGACTTTGCTAAAGGTAAAGAGATACTGGATACATTAGTTCTCTCTAGATTATGCAGCCCAGACAGGAAGCCAGGACACAGACTAGCTGATTGGGGAACCTTACTACGTTATCCAAAGATAGAGTTTGATGATTACAGTCATTACTCTATGCAGATGCTGAAGTATTGCATCAGAGATGTGGAGCTTAACACTAGGGTATTCCATGAGCTAAGACAAGAAGCTAGAGGATATAGCAGGAAGTGCATTGATCTTGAGCATAGTGTCGCTGAGATACTAGGTGAACAAGAAAGACATGGCTTCTTATTGGACTTTGATAAAGCTTCTACTATTCAAAGTGAGCTTCAGAAAGACATCATCAAGACTGAGAACAGCATTAAGGAAGTCTTCAAGCCTAAGATCATATCAACTAAGCTATATCCTAAGTACAAGAAGGATGGCAGCGTAGCAAGGAATGCTGTATCTGAATGTGGTGGAGGCACTAGGCTAACTGATGATGAGTATCTGGAGATGCAGCAGACTGATAAAGACCATGTTGTTAGGACTGAAGTTAAAGAAGTAAATGTATCTAGCAGGGTGCAGCTCATTGAATACTTGCAGGAGTTTGGATGGAAGCCTACTAAGTTTACTGATAAAGGCAGAGCAATACTGAATGAGAAAGTATTAGAGACTGTCACAAACATACCAGAAGCTAGGCTAATTAAGCATTATTTCCTGTTAGAGAAGCGCATAGCGCAGCTTAACTCTTGGATAGAGGAGGCTAACCCTTCAACATTTAGAGTACACAGTCATGTCATACACAATGGAACAGTGACAGGACGTATGACCCACAGGAAACCAAACATGGCACAAGTGCCTAGTGTTAATGCTCCTTATGGTAGAGACTTTAGAGGTTTATGGAGAGTACCTTCTAACTATAAGTTAGTGGGTATTGATGCTTCAGGACTTGAGTTAAGGATGTTAGCTCACTACATGAATGATAAGGACTACACTAATGAAATCATATCAGGAGACATACATACTGCTAACCAGCACCTTGCAGGACTTGAATCTAGAGATCAGGCAAAGACATTCATCTATGCACTCTTATACGGAGCAGGAGATGAGAAGCTTGGAAGTGTGGCTGGAGGAAACAAAGAAACTGGTACGAGACTTAGAAAATCTTTCTTCGATAATCTCCCTGCATTTGCAGACCTTAGAAATAGAGTACTTAGAGCGTTCCAAAAAAATGCTTACTTAAAAGGACTCGATGGCAGGAAGCTTGGAGTTAGAAGTGAGCATAGTGCTTTGAATACTTTGTTGCAGGGTGCAGGTGCTATTGTTATGAAAGAAGCCTTAGTCATCTTAAACAATACCTTGAAACTGTATGACACTCACTTTGTTGCTAACGTCCATGATGAATGGCAGATAGAAGCTGAGTCCAGTATAGCTGATGAAGTAGGTAGGTTAGGAGTAGTTGCTATTGAACAAGCAGGTAACTCTTTAGAACTTAACTGTCCTCTTACTGGTGAATACAATGTAGGTAATAACTGGAGCGAGACACACTAATGAATTTATTTAAACATACTCCCTGTGTCAACTGTCACACTACTTCTCGTAAAGACTTTAATCTTAAAAAAAGTAAGAACATATGTAGAGCCTGTTTAAAAACTATTAAGTACAGTCCATTAAGTAGAGAGTATACACATGGCTTAATAGATCAAATGATATTTAATAGATATTGGAAAACCACAGACAACAATGGGATCAATTATGGACAGCCTTATAGTCAAATCCATCTACAACAAACTAGATAAACTGAATGATGGAGCTATTGATTTATCAGATGAAGCCATAGAACAAACAGGAGAAGCACTCAAAGAAGTCATCAAGCATTGGGCTTCTCCTCAACCTTCTAGTGAGTTCACTATCAGGATGTCTAATCTAGGAAAACCTTTAAGGCAGCTATGGTTTGATAGTAGAAAGACTAATAGTTTTCCTTCTAGGATAACTCCACAGACTTTCATTAAGTTCTTATATGGTCATCTCTTAGAAGAAATAGTTCTAATGTTATTACGAATGACAGACAACAAAATAACTGATGAACAAAAAGAAGTTAGTCTAGATGGTATCAAAGGACACATTGACTGCAAGATAAATGGTGAAGTAGTAGATATTAAGACTGCTTCTAACTTTGCATTTAAGAAGTTTGCTGATAACTCTTTGCATGAGAGCGACACATTTGGTTACCTTATGCAGCTTTCTGCCTATGAAACTGCTGAAGAAACCACTGGAGGAGGCTTCCTTGCTATCAATAAAGAGACAGGAGAGCTTACTTCTTATCAGCCAGGAGAGCTAGTTAAGCCTAATGCTAGGGTTAAGATTGAAAGAATCAAAGAAGCAATAACTAAAGATACTCCACCTGAACTTTGTTATCAGCCTGTAGCTGAAGGTAAGTCAGGCAATATGAAGTTAGCTGTTGGTTGTGTGTATTGCGCTCACAAGCATGATTGTTGGCAGGATAGTAATGGAGGCCAAGGACTAAGAGCCTTTAGATATTCTAATGGTTTAAAGTATTTAACCAGAGTTGCAGTCTTACCTAAAGTAGATGAGGTTCCTTTATTATGAATGCTAAGTTTATGAAAAAACTAAATAGAAAGTCTGAAGAATATTGTATGGCACTATTAAAAGAACAGTTGTCAGATGAAGAAGCAGATAAGGTAACTAAAGCTTCTATATCTAAAACAGAGTATGCCAATAATGATTCTTACTATTATGCTATTGCTATGTCTAGTAAAGGAATGAAGTCTATATTAAAAAGACTTCTTAAAACTAAACCATTAGAATCAATATCATTGATAGATGTAAAAGATTATTGTCAACAAACAGGCAGAGGTTAATGCAGCGAAAAAGAAAGAAACGTCCACCTGATTTAAGAAGACTTAAAGGTGGATATGATTCTGCTTTTGAAAGAACTTTACACGCTACAGTCCTGAAAGATTGGGATCATCATGGAGATACTGTTGATTATGTTATTGAGCATAAGTATGAGCCTGACTTTGTGAAATGGTTTGGTAAAAAGAAAATTCTTATTGAAGCTAAAGGCAGGTTTTGGGATCACGCTGAATACAATAAGTATGTATGGATTAGAAAAACATTAGCTCCTAATACTGAATTAGTATTTTTATTTGCTGATCCTAATTTGCCTATGCCTTTCGCACAAAAAAGAAAAGATGGTAGTAAAAGAAGTCATGGAGAGTGGGCCAGTAAAAACAATTTTAAATGGTACACCTCTGATACCTTGCCTGAAGAGTGGAGATCTGATGAACAGTTGGAAGAACAGCTTGCCTAAAACAGATATTACAATGAGCCTAGACGATGAGCCACCTGAAGCTTGGGACAGAGCTTACAATGCAGGTAAACCTAAAGAATGGAAGGAGGAGAAAGTGGCACATGAAGTTTTTAATGGTTCAATAGTAGATGATAAAATTAATCCTAGTCATTACAAAACAGATACCATTGAGTGTATAGATGCTATTGAAGCTATGCTAACTCCAGAAGAATTTATTGGCTACTTGCGTGGCAGCATTATGAAATATGAATGGAGATATCCTAATAAAAATGGCGTGGAGGATCTCAATAAATCTCAGTGGTTTAAAGATAGATTAATAGCTAAGTTAAAAGAAGGCAGGTTTCCATGAGCAAAAAGAAAATAGAACAGCAGTATATTTATAAAGCTGAAGTAGATCGTGTTGTAGATGGAGATACTGTAGATGTGTTACTAGATTTATCTTTTGGTGTTTATCGTAAGGTTAGGATCAGAGCCAATGGTATAGATACTCCAGAGTCTAGAACTCGCAATAAAGCAGAGAAGGTGTTGGGACTAGCCGCTAAGAAAAGAATGAAGGTGCTTTGTGGTAAAACTATCTATGTTGAATCTCTTAATGGAGGCAAGCTAGATAAGTATGGAAGGCTATTGGCTGATATGTTTACTTCTGATTCCAGGCTAGATATATGTAAAACCTTAATAGAGGAGGGCCATGCTATCAAATATGATGGTAGTAAGAAGACCCATGTATGGGCATGAACTGTTGGTGTTGTGGTACAGAATTAATATGGGGTGGAGATCACGATATAGACGAGGACTCAAGTTTGTCAGAAGATTACTTAATAGAAACTAATCTTTCTTGTCCTGAGTGTAATGCTTTTGTGATGGTTTATCATCCTAAAGAAAAATAAAACCCCTGTCATTTCGCAATCCACGTTAGGTTTATGGTTAACAGGGGATTTATTTAGAAGCGAAGTATAACAAAGGAGAACTATATGTCACTATTTAATTGGCTTAAAAAAATATTTACTGAACCTGCTATCCAACAAAAAGCAGAAGCTGTAGTGGAAGAAGTAAAGAACACTGTCTCTGAAAGCATTGACGAGATTAAAATTAGAAGAGAAAGAGCTAGAGATGATAAAGGTAGGTTTATTGCTGATGATCCTACTACTGAAAAGAATGAAGCCTACAAAGACTAATGGAAATTATATTCTGTATTGGATTTTTAAGTGGTTACTTACTAGCTAAACTAGGTCAATAGATTTTATTGTCTTGTAATAAGATACCATCCCATCTTGATATACAAGTAGCTTCTACATCAAAAGAAGTTTGTATATGCGTTCTTAATTCTTGACACTCATCTATTTGATAATCGCCTGAAAAAGTTTCAAACACATACCAAGTGTGCATAGATATAAGATATAAAACAGTTACCACTTTACTTTATGTGACCAGTATCTTTTATATTCTTCTCTCATTCTTTAACTTTACTTTCTTCTTTTTTGCTGGCATCTTCTTCCTCGTCTAATTCTTTATAGTAATTAACTATAGAAAGCACCTGACGAATGTATCTTTTAATCTCTGCCATATTAATAGATAGATTTTCATACCCTGCAGGGCTTACACCATAGTATACATTAGTAGGTGCATTGCCTTCTTTCAAGTCTGTAAGGTACTCATCCATGATGGTAGGAGTTAATACTCTCCATTCTACAGGTCTAGTATTAATCCTATTAGGCAAGGGAGGGTGATATACAGCAGCAGGTTTAGTGATA